CTTCGCTTTCAATTTTGTTCACAAAATTCAAAACACGATTCATTTGATCTTCTGTAGGTTTTTCCTGACACTCAGGAGAACGAGTAGCCCACATAGGGGGAACCGTGCTGCTGCCAATGTCTCCTGTAATCTCACAGACATTGCGGCTCATACACTCTGCCATCTTGATCATACCATACACTTCTTCATCGCCGCCTTCAATGTAAAAACGAAGAGTTCCAAATTTTTCTTTGACTTGAACAGCCTTCACATAAAAGTCTGGATTGGTCTTACGCTTCCATTCCACATGGGATTGAATGCAACGGCACAGATTGTCGATGATGAAATACCAACCATCACCGTGGCTGCATCCAAACCCCATGAGCGAGTCCGTGACTGGTGCATCCCTATCTGCGAAGATCTCGGGATAACGGTCGTGTAGGAGCTTTTCTAGATCTGGGTGCATTGTACTAGTATAGCAAAAGACTATAACTAGTCAAGGAGTTTTTCATCAAGTAAACCAAAGGTTCTCAGAAGTTCATTGTTACAATGTTCTTTTGAATGGCAGTTAGCGCATAACAAAATGCACTTCTTTAATTCTTTAACTCTATCCTTTGCCAACAATTTGTTTGAATTTATTTCAAACTTTTTCATCTTTGGATTTTCGTGGTGAAAATGAAATGCCGCTGGGTGACCTTCAAATCCACATTTTTCGCATTTATTTCCAAGTTTTTCTACTAATTCAATTTTTGATTTCCATCGTCTTTTAGAAACGCGACAAGACCCGCATATTGTTGCATTGGGTCTTGCCGGATCTTTTATCTTTTTCAAACAGTGCTTACACTTACACACGAATGCCTCCTGTAGGGATCGAACCTACGACCGATAAATTAAAAGTTTACTGCTCTTCCAACTGAGCTAAGGAGGCTCATGTGGGTATTATAGCAAGATGACAGTCTTAGTCAAGTACAAGACTTCTTTTTGGTAAAAAATTCTTTGTAGCCCCAAGCAACAACTAAGAAAAGAACTGGTAAATACCAAAATATCCAAGTATAATCATCCTTAACCATCTTGTTGTTTTCGATCTGGCTCTTGATGTCCATCATAATAACATTATCACCAGTAATATCTGGAATGATTTCTGGAGTGGTATCACATCCGGCAAAGATAAGTACTAAAATTAAAATTGATACCCAAATATTTTTCATGACTTCCTCCCTGCGGCAGCAGTGCCAAAGTAGAAACCAACAATCGCTACAAGTATTTGACGATTCTCGGATGTATAAAGATATCCGTTAATCTCAACAAAATACTTCTTTGCAGTCTCAGGGAATAATCCGAATAGGGCTTCAGGATTTGTCGAATCTACTTCAACAAAGGTTGGAACGCCAAAGAATGGTAGAATGAATGGTGCAGCAATGGTTCCAAATAGAACGGTTAGAACGATTAGCTGACGAACACCCTTGCCGACATCAAGGGGAACTCTTTGAGCCGCCTTATCCTGATTTTCGGTAGTCTGCTTGTTGGCAGCAATTAGGCGTTCAAATATCTCTTTTTGATCCTGACTCTTCTGAGCCATGAATCGAAACAAAAATCCAGTAAGGCTTCCGCCTATCAATGAAATCAACTCAGTCGGCATAATAACCTCCATTAGTATTTATATTATTGATTTTTCTAGTAGATATGGTATTACCTAAATATTAAGAGGTGTATGATGATGAAAGAAAAAGAGTTCATCAAGCATATTCGCAGCCACTTGAAAGAATACGGGTTTAAACTTGTATTCGGTAGAGGGAAAAGAGTAAATGTAGGTAATGCAAGATGTGGTGGTTACTTCATTTATCACAGACAAAAGAAAGACAGAAAAATCTGTGTCGCCAAAAAAGGCGAATCATGGCTCTATGTTCTTGCACATGAGTATTGCCATTTTCTCCAATGGCTAGATCAACCAGAGCATCATTCAAAGAGATTAGATGACGCACAAAACATTGTAAATAATGTTTGTGTAGGATTTGTAGATGCCAATTGGACAGCAAAACAAATCAGAAACTCATTCAGACTTGTTGCACAAAATGAAAGAGACTGCGAAAGAAGAACAGTAAAACTTCTTGAGTATTGGGGAATCTCTTTCAATAAAGATATGTACATCAAGAAGGCAAACCTATATGTTTACCTTCATCACATGTGGATGGAACATCACGCATTCAATTTGAAGTTTGATGTTTATAAATCACACAAAATTTTGAATGCAGTACAGGGGAACTTCAAGGTGAAGAGTCACCTCGTAGTTCCCAAGTACATTCGGGAAGAACTAAACAGAGCGTTTAGTTGAATCCTTCGTTTTGATTGTTCTGGTTGTTCCAGTCGAAGCGTTGATTGCTACCCTTGTCATCCTTGGGACGCTTGAAAGGCTTGTGGTCCCACTTCTTACGCTTCTTGTTACGCTGTTCCCCTCGGGAACCACGGAAATCGCTCTTCTTAAACATTGTTCTCCTCTGTAGGTTCGTTAGATCCTGTATCCTGATTCATATCCCAAGCCATCTCTTGCCAAATCAAAAAATCAATATGGTCCATTACCATGCCTCGTAATCGTCTGTATCATCTGTAGCAGCAACAAAATCTGGTTCAGTTGCTTGCGGTTCTTCTTGAGTATTAGTTTCATCAAGAACTCTTTCAAGGCTCTTGATCAAGGGGGTCCAATCATTGAACTCTTCAGTTCCCTTTGTCATTTCCATCTCATTCTTCAAGCTTTCAATAGTTCCACGGACACGAATAGAAAAGGGGAGGTTGTGCATGTAACTACTTTAGCACAAACCTCCCCCATGTCAATACTCATCTTCAAGATTTTCTTAAACCGCCATCTTTTCTTCCAAAGATGCGATTTAGTTCGTCTGATGTTGCGGCTAACTTCTTGTTGAATTCTTCGTTTACTTTCTCTTTCTTATCTGCTTTCTTATCTGCTTTCGCAGGAGGTGGGTTTGTAGAAGTTGTTGTTTTTGCTTTACCTTGACCTGTAGCAGCACTACCAGTATTGGTTTGTCCGACAGCTACACCGCCGCTTGTTGCCATAGTACCGAAATTCATTGTTTGATTTCCAGAACCACTGCCTACTTGCTGATTTCCACCAATATTAACTGGACCCTGTGAGTTTTGACCAGCAAACATGTTTGCCATGTTTATATTTACCGAGCCACCAGAAGCATTTCCGCCTGCACCGGGAACTCCAGCCTGTGCTAATTGAGTACCCATTGCAGCGGCTCCAGAGCCTGCTTGTCTTGATAATCCATCTTGAGCATTTTCTGGAGCTGAAGCTGTTTCTGGTTCACCCTCTGATTCCTTTTCCGATTGCTTCTCAGGTTCTTTAGGGGATTCTGGAGCCTTAGTAGTAGGAACTGGAGGTTTTGTTGAAACTTCTCCTTTAGCTACTCTTTGTGCATTTGGTTGACCAACCCACTTTCCTGTATTTGGATCTATTCCCATTTTAGCTAAAGCATCAGCTTTTGCTTTTTCTGGATCAAATTGTGGTTGTTGTGGTTGTTTTGGTTGTTCTGGTTGTTCTGGTTGTTCTGGTTGTTGTGGTTCTGATAAATCTGTATCTGGAGCTATAGAAGCACCAGGAATTTGTTGACCGTTTACAATTAGTGTACCATCACGAGAGGATTCAACTGAACTTTCTGGTACTCTCTGTTGCGTACCATTTGGCATATTTATGATTACCATTTTTTCTTCCATCAAACTAATCAATCTCTGATTGATTGCCTTTTGACGATTGATTTGCTCTTGAAGGTCCGCGATTTTATTTCTTAAGTATGTGTGATTTATCATATCTTACTATATATAAACCTTTGTTTGTATATACATAGACATATGGAAAATAAAAAACTATTGACTGAAAAAGCTTCTCCTAATCCACCTGTGAAAATAGGGAAATTACCACCAGAACTTTACAATCAAATGTCTCCCCAGCAGCAGAAGGATTATGATTTCCTCTATAGTGTATATGGGGATGAGCTTTATACCAATAAAAATCAATATATTCCAAATTCGATCAAGCCAATAACTGATAAATTATTGAGAGATCGATCTTTTTTAAATGATCTTTTCTCGACACAAAATGAAAGAAACAGAAGCCGCGACGGACTTTCGTACAAAGAATTAGATAAGTCAATAATTGATAAGTGGCTACAGGACAAATTGAGCCAAGATGAAATGGTTCAACAAGGAGTTGTGGTCACGTCCCCAGAATCGGAAACCGAGTTTCAAACTGTGCCATATGAAATATTGAACCAAATGGAAAGAGATAGAAGATCAGCAATTGATAAAAGAAAAACTGATCTTTCTTCTGCCATTTCTGATCAGCAAAAAGAAATTGAAGCTGCATTACAAAGACAAACAGAATTTGAAGCAAAAATAAAAAGAACTCAGGATATACTTTCTGGAAAATCTGAAAGCCAAGAACTACTTACTCGTACAACTAAAAAAGTTGTCGATGCCATGCAAGGTGTTTTAGATAAAGCACCTGTTGGTTTATTTGATCGTCCAGAATTTGATCGCCGTCAACCAGCAAAGCCGGACTATAATACTACAGACCCAGATTACACAGGAGAAACGGCTAGAAGAAATATTCCTAGAACAGCGGCTATAGACTATGATGTCACTAGAAGTATCCCCGTCACTGCTGCTACAGATAATGCTACTAAAGGTAGGCAAGAAGATGAAGATTGGGATGAACTTGGATTACCAGATTACGAAGGATTAGATCAAATTCAAGCAGAACTTCAAGCAAAATCAAACAGAAGAATTTTATACCCCACACAACCATATGATATTCCAGCAGAATCTGATGATCCTGATTACACAGGAGAAACAGCTAGAAGAAATATTCCTAGAACAGCTGCTACAGATAATGATGCTACACAAGGCAGAAAAACCAGCACCAATAAATCAGGCAAACCAAGAGAACCAATTTATCCTGGTAGTCTTGGAGACATAATCGATGTTCTACAGGGAACTAAAGGATCTAGAGGAACACCAAGAGATAAAGATTGGTCAGAACAACTTTCCGACATATTAAGAGGTTCAAAAGGAACCCCAAATATCCCTATTACTTATGCCACAGATGATGATGCTACTAAAGGTGGGCAAAGAGAAACTTTAGGTACATTACCTGATGATATGAAAGGCGGCTTTTTGGGACAAGTCAGAAAACAAAAAGCAATTCAAGCATTAACATACGAACCTTCTGAAGCAGAAATAGAAGCAGCATTGCCTGAATGGGCAAAGAAGAAAAAGACCCCAACAGCAAGAGAAAGAGTTTTTGGTGTTGGTGGAGATGTAACAACAACTGAATGGTATAAACAAAAACAAACATCTGATGCTCAAAGACAAAATGCACTTGATGATCTTCTAAGCGCACAAAATAGATTAAAGGCATACCGCTTGGGGGATATAAAAAGCTTCGGCGCAGGAACAGAGCAAGAAAAATATCTTCAGCGCGCAGCACAAAGCTATGATATCAGCAATCTAGCTGATGTTCCAGAAGATAAAAGAGTTCAAGCATATGGAAATATTTTCGCCAAAGCTGCAAGAGAATACTCTGAATCAGGAATTAACAAAGAACAGATATTCAATGATGTATTAGCAGGTAAATATTCCGATAGATTTACTGAAGGAATGTCAAAAGGATTTGAAAGAAATCCAGAAGCTTTTGCTAGAAATTATGCAAATAGAATAGCAAGAGAGCAAATGAAAGAAAGAAAAGATGAATTCAAAAAATCTTTCAGGGGAACTCAATACGATCCATATGTTGGAGCAGATAAAATAGCTAAACAATATGAGTATCAAGTTCCGAGTCAACCAGAAGTAGGTCCACCAGATCCCGGTTTTGATTTGGCTAAAAACTTACGCCGAGCTGAAAAAGCCAGATCAAATACTTTGGGTAGAGGACCTTCACAAGAAGAACAAATGTTTAATTTCTGGAACGATTCCTCAAACGCAAATTATCAAGCCGATATGTTACGAAGAAGATTAACAGCAGATGCTGAATTTGCGGGACAATTCCAAATGCAAACAGGTATCGCTGGAATCGATGCAGTAAAAATGTCAAATAGAGAATTAAACGATATTCAAATGAAGTCTATGGGATTAGGTAGATAATCTTGATTTATTTGTGATATTCTTTATAATGAAAAGATGAATAAACCTAAATATTCACGAATGATTCGTAAAGTTCTTCTGCTAAATGCATCAGAGGAAATACTCAACATTGTTGATTGGATCAAGGCAGTTAAGTTATTGAATAACGGAAAAGCCTTGAATTACAGCAATGAATTTTATGAAATAAAAACCTCTGATAATGTTGTCAAATTACCAAAGACAATTATTCTGAAAACATTTGTTAGGGTTCCATTCAGACGAATACCTCCAACAAGAAAAAACATATTTCTGAGGGATCAATATACTTGCCAATATTGCAAAGTAGATCTTGATGATAAGAATGCCACATTGGATCATGTTGTACCTAAGTCAAAGGGCGGTGGGTCAACGTGGGAAAATCTAGTGACATCATGTCATGATTGCAATCTGAAGAAGGGCAATAAGCCTCTCAAAGATTGTGGTCTGCATCTGGAAAAGAAGCCAAAGCCACCCTTCGTAAATATTCTTGGTTTGAGGGAATACATATATCATAACCAAGAGTGGAAGAAATTTTTAAGGAATTAAAATGCCAAATTACGGATACGAATGCACAAAATGTGAACATTATTTTGAACAAGTTCATCCAATAGCCGAAAGAGATAAGCCAACAACTGAAAAGTGTCCTTCCTGTGGAAAGGCAAAGTCGGTCATTAAGAGTTGGAAGGGTGTAACTCCTGGATTGAGTGCAGACAACACCTTAACCCCAGACAAGGCTTCTGGTGGTAGATGGACAGAACTCATGAATAGAATGAAGTCTAATCTACCAGAATATGCAAAAAAGAGACTTGACCGAGCTTCTGACATGAAGGGTACTAGATGGAAATAATCCATTTATAAATACAAGTATGAAGAAGCTAAATAAACTTTTCGAAAACGCAATTAAAAATAACGAACAGGAACTTCAAGAGATATTGGAGGAAATCGAACAGGTTTCCGGTAAAATGTCTCTTGAAGAGAAATTTCACTTTATTGAGCTATATGAAGAAGACTTCAGAAACAAAAATCCAAAAGACAAAGACAAAAAAGAAGTCATCAAAAGAGGAAAATATCGTGTCGAAATCAGAACAGCGACCGGGACAAAGATAAGAACTGCTTCTTCACAAAAAGGTCTTCTTGATGTCATTCATGGTGCAAAGAATTTTAGAGTCATTGATGATGGCAGCAATAAAGATATTACCAATCAAATCAAAAAGTTTATTGAAGCTAGAAATAAGCAAGGCAAATCTTTCAACAAAAAGAAGCCACTTCCAGAAAGCTATGATGTTAGAGAATTTACTCTTCGCATAGAGAAGTCAAAAATTTTAAATGAATCCCGTGTGCTCAAAGCATTATCTGGTGCAAAAGACGAAATCGGTGATCTAATTAGTGGTGCAGGCAGTTATCTTGGTAAAGGTGGGGTCGATCCTCAAATGGCAACTTTGACCAAGACTTTACCAAGCGATGTTGGTACAATGGCTCTAACTACCCCTGCAACACAGAGAGTTGTAACCAAAGCTATACCAACATCACCACAGCAAGATTATATCTACAAAGAAGTTCCAACATCAAAGGCATCTACTGCGGCTGCAACCTCACAAGCGGCTGATTATTCTGATGAAGGTTCCATGCTAAAGAATCCACTATTTCAGACTATAGCAGCGGCTCTTGGTTTAGGTGTTGGTGCAGCAACTTTGCCATACACATCATCAACAGGCGAAAAGACCACGACACAGACAGAACCTGCACCACCAAGCGAAGATATTGATTCTTATGAAGAAGATCTAGTCAACGGTGCAAATATAATCAGAAAAATAATGATTTCAAAGGATAGCCAAAACTTTGGCCTAAATACTATAGAAACAAGCCCAATTCGTGATACGATTACTATAAATCAAATGTGATGCTTTCTGAATATATTAATACAAAAAAATTCATTCATCTTCCAAAATTAAAAGAAGATCAAGTAGAACAAATAACAGAAAATGGCAAGCGTGTTTATGTTTGCCCCGGTGGTAAATTTCCTAGTGTTACTACTGTTGTTGGTTGGGAAAAGAATGAATTCTTTAAGAAATGGAGAAGGGATAACCCAAAGGAATCCCAAAGAGTTTGCCAAAGAGGAACTAATCTCCATAAACTTATTGAAACATATCTGCTAAATGAGCAAATAGAAAAAAATTCGTTGATGCCTGATCAATACGAATTGTTTCGTCAGGTTCAAGAAAAAATAGATGCAATCGACAATGTGCATGCACTTGAATATCCTTTATGGGGTTCCAAGATTGGCCTTGCTGGTCGTGTTGACTGCGTGGCTGAGTATAAAGGAGTCAAAAGCATAATTGACTTTAAGGGAAGCACCAACAGAAAACGCGAAGAAGATATTGAGAACTATAAGCTTCAAGCCACCGCATATGCTCTTCTCTGGCAGGAAAGATTTGAAGAAAAAATTGAAAGTATAGTAATTCTCATTACTTGCGAAGATGGCTCTGTACAAGAGTTTATAGATAAACCGATCAATTATGTCGGAAAATTATTTGATGTGATCCAAAAATACAAGGAAAAATTCAATGAGTCTAAGTGAAACTGATCAGGTAAACATAAGAAATACTAGATTATGGGTTAGAATGAATGAAGACACCAGAGCAGAATACCATAGAAAAACATTTACTAAAAAGCATGGTGGATGTTTTGTCAAGGTGGATAAGCAATGGAAATGGATCAAAGAATCAAATACGGTTCCATATGAGCACTCAGAAGAGTTCAAGAACTTTAAATTACCTGAACCTGTCATAAAAATAGACAAAAAAAGGTGCTTTATTTACACAAAAAATGATAAAGAGGTAGAGATCGAAAATCTTTACCAGTATTGCCAAGAAAACGATCTAAACAGGTCTGCCATGTATGATTTGGTCATAGGTAAGAGGAAGTCATACAAAGGGTTCAGATTTGTAAGAAAAGAGGAATAAACTGTCGTTATAAATACTTTGATGAATGACAGTTGGTTCGATCTACCTACTTTTATAAAATTTGCCCGTAGCCAAGGAATGAGCCTTGATGAGGGTACATATCTCCGTAATGAAATTCTTCAATCAAGAGTGGAAAGAAAGTTCATTTCGGCAAGAAGAAAAAGAGAAGCTTTAGAATACAAGAGAAGAAGACGTATTTTAAAGGCTAAAAAGGGATCTAGGGCAGAAAGAAAAAATCTCTCAGCCAGATAAAAAAGAGATAAAATAGAATTAAGAAACGACCGCAAAGAGTTGTTAGCTCGTCAGGCTCGGGAAAAAGGACAAGCTAAGGCTTTAGATATAGCTTCAAATCAGAGGACTTATATGGATGAAAGCATAGATGATCAAATTCTAAATCTACTAAACGAAATCTCAAATCAAGCAGGCAAAACAAGAAAGAGAAGAGATAAGTTTCGTGGATTTGATGACTTTAGAAAAGACTTCCGCTTATCCATGGAAATCAAAAAAGACGAAAAGGACTCTGAAAAGAAAAGAAAGAGAGCAGAGCGCGATCTTCTTGAAGCTGAAGAGGAACAAGTAGAAGAAGGCGATCAGCAAGATCAGCCACAAGATCAAGAGCAACCAGCCAATCCAAACGATCCAATGTTCATTGCTCAACAGCACATGATGGCTATGAGCGTTTTTGTTCCGCTGAGATCGAAGCTAAATTACAAAGACACATTGTCAAAGCTATCTCTCGACAATCTAAAGAACTTTGGAATTTTGATTACTGATGAGGATGAGACTGGTAGAAAAATATCTTTGAATGAACAGGTTGTAAGAGCAATGATTGTTCTGTCTAGAATAGCCGCAGGTGCTTCTGGGCAAGAATTGAATTACACATTGACATTCATGGGCGGTAAATTCTCGCGCTTTACCAAAGAAGCATTCTTAATTGCAAAGAAATTGCTTGAAAAGATAAATTCTGTTGATGGTATTTCATTGAACCATTTCTATGAAACTGGTGTGTTCAATATGGATGGTTCTCAGCCAACTGCAAGACTATTCACAAGTGACAAGAGAATAAATCCAATCACGAATCAGAATAAAGTTTTCATAACTCCAAAAGATGAATCATACGATTCTCAGAAGATGGGAGTATTTAATCTGTTCAATACAATGGACTTGAGTGAAATGAACATTGTTCCTGAACTTGCTCAAGCCTTTGAGCAAATTGCATCGCAGTTTGGAAAAAACTTGTTCAATGCTACTCAGTATCAAGCAATAATGAACGATCCAAATATAAGCAATTCAGTAAAGAAAAATCTTGCTGAATTGGTTATGAAGAAGAAAGTTCTTGATGAGAATGGTATGGTAATACCACAAGCATCGCTTGATATATTCAAGCAACAAATGGAACAGTTGATTCCTCTTTTTATTCGTGATATCAATAAGAAGGGAAATCCAATAAACCTTCAAACAAAGAAGGCTTTACTTGGATCATATCTTTCTGGACAAGATCAGAATCCAATTGCAAACGCAACACACATTGTTCGTGACAATGGTCTTTTTGCAATTGATGAAGATTTACTCAATGAACTAGCTGGTCTTTCAAAACTAAAGTTCAAGAGATTTAAGAAAAAGCTCTTTGAAGAAGAGATGCCAGAAGTCAATGAAAAGACTTTACTCAAAACTCTTATCTACAAAACATCAAATGTGATGAAAGACCCAATCAGGTTCTTATTGTCCTTGATGCTTGAGTCATATGATTTTGAAGCAATGCTTTGCCTAAATCCAATGTTGAAGGTAAAAGATCTTAAGAAGTTTGTTTCGAAGAACAATGTAATTAGAGTCAATGGAAAAGAAGTGGTTGTTCCTGTAGTCCGTAGCAGCGAAGAACAAATAGAATTCGATTCTCTTGGACACTACATGGACATGGCTGAAAGCATTCTAATAAATGAAGAAAGACCATTGGTAAAACTTCTTGAAAAGAAACTCATAAACAACAAACAATTCATAAAGTTAAAGAAGATTAAGAAAAAGCTCAGTCCAGAATCAATAGTTGCAATGGCTCTTGCTTATACTTTTGATAATGCCCCCGAAACAATTTCGGAAGAAAAAAGAGACCGTGATTATAAAAAAGAATACCGCGATTATCATGGAAAGCCTGAACAAATAAAGAGAAGAGCAAAAAGAGTAACCGCCAGAAGAAAACTTGCAAGACAAGGAAGAGTCAGAAAAGGCGATGGAAAAGATGTTGATCATAAGGATGGAAATCCAATGAACAACTCTGAAAAGAACCTAAGAGTTCAAGAAAAGACAACCAACAGAAGCAATAACAAAAAATACAAGGGTATGGCATATGAAGAGCATGGTGCTGGAGATGAAGGCACTAAACAATTGCTTATTAATTATCTACTAAATACTCCGGGGCAGGATATAAAAAGGATATTAGATGCAATTGGATATAAACACGCTGATGCCGAATAACTATCTGGAATTAGGAACTGCCCTCGGCGCAACTGTAGTTGGAGTTGTAGTTTATTTTCTTAGATGGAAAAAGAATAAAAGAGAACGATATAACATTGAATATTGGAAAACTCATAGTGATATTCATGAATCGTTAACAGAACTTCGACTAGAATGTGATGCAGCTAGAACACAATTAATTCAGTTTCATAATGGAGAATATTTCATTGATGGTATTTCAATGAAAAAACTTTCAATGACTCATGAATCTCTTCATGGGGGCGTTAGCGCACAATATCCAAAATTAAGAGAAATCTTAATTTCAATGTTCATAGAATATATACAAGCATTGTTATCTGAACCAATAACAATAAGAAAAATAGGACAGTTAAGACCTAGTATCTTTAAACAAATATTAGAGGCTGATAATGTTGAAGCTTATATGGCAACAACAATCAAAAATAAAGGTAAAATAACAGGATACATAATGGTTCAATGGTGTAATAAGGTTACATTCGAAACCATAAATATAGAATCATGCAAAAAAGCCATGCAAAAAGCAAAAGATTCAATCGAAGTAAGCTTATTACAACAGAAAGCAACAGATGAAAAATAAACTTGATGAAGTCTATAAAGATTCGGGTCTTGGCAAATGGTTTCATGATGAATCGGCCAATTCAGAACCCGGCTGGGACAGATACAACTCATCAGGTAAAAGAGTTGGCAAATGCGGAGATGCAAAAGAAGGCTCTCCATATTCTGCATGTTTATCAAAGCAAAAGGCTGATAAACTAGGAAAAGAAGGAATCGCTTCCTTTGTCCAAAGAAAAAGAAAAGCACAAAAAAAATCTGGTTATGACGAAAAAGGCGAAGGCGGAAAAGGTAGAAAACCTGTTTATGTCGAGACCGGGGCAGCTAAAAAGAAGAACATGAGTGAAGCAACTATAATACCCGATGAATTAATGGATATAAATAAAAAGACGAAAGCCAATACCCCCGGTCAAAATATGGATATATCGAAAAGAAATAAAAAGTACAAAACTCCCCCATGTGAAATGGATAAGAAGATCGTTGAAATGAAAACACCTGTTGGTGTTGTAATCAACTCGGTTGGGAAATTGGCAAGACAATTAAATGTGGGTGATATTTACTACAAGAATGCAACCACTCCTGTAGAAGTACAAGAAGTCGCATACCAAAGAGATGGTAGCTTGAAGATCATTGTAGAATCAATGGGCCTTGACCGTGGCCTTGAAACCATAGAAGAATGCTCTGGCGATGAAATCGTAGGTGTGTTCTTTGAATCAGAAAACAAATATTTCGGAAAGAATTCTTGGGGCTTCCTTGAAGAAGCCGCTGTGCATAAGGGTAAGAAAGTAAAGTTAAATAAGCCAATGCGCGGCGATGTCAAGAAGTACAAAGTCTATGTCAAAAACGACAAGGGAAATGTCGTAAAAGTCGAGTTTGGTGATCCAAACATGGAAATCAAGCGAGACAATCCAGCAAGAAGAAAAAACTTCCGTGCCAGACACAATTGCGATAATCCAGGTCCAGTATGGAAGGCCAGATACTGGGCATGCCGATTCTGGAGTAAAGAAAGTGTATCTTCTCTTCTCTCTGAAGAGGCTTTGGCTTATGGCACTATCCTAGAAAAGAACGCTCCGAAGAATAAAAAGGCTTGGAGTAATTGTATTGCACAAGCAAAGAAAAAATTTGATGTTTATCCATCTGCATATGCCAATGCTTGGGCTGCAAAATGCTACAAGAAAAAGGGCGGTCAATGGAGAAAGCTCTCGGAATATGTGGAAAATTGTGGCTGTGACTCCACCCCAGAAGACACAGAAAATGTAAATGAATACCAATTTAAGATCAATAATGGTAAAAAAGTAGAAGAAACGCCAGTTGGTATGCTTGATCAAATGATAAATACTAAGAAGGTAAAAGATATGGAGCCTCAAAAAACGAGGATTAATTATCTAAAAGGAATATTTGAGGAATTCAAGAAATGAAATTTAAAGCTCTAACACAAAAACTATTCGAAAACGAAGAAAACTTCTCTGGTGGTCTAGGTCAACCCGGAGAGCCAACCAGAACCTCAAGATCAGCCGTTTCTGATTTTGGTGCATTTCGAATTGAAAATGGAGAACAATTTGAAAGAATCAATTCTTTCCTAAGTGCCTTTGGTTCTAGGGATTATATCGATCCAAAGGGAGCAATCGCTCTTCTCAGAGCTAAACTCAATCTAGTTGGACTTGACTTTAAATTCACAATGCAAACTCCACTAAATGTTGGAGAAAACGTTTTTCAAGTCACTAGATATGGTGGAACATTTGGTACTACTCCAGACCACGATCTTCTAAAAGACGGATTCTTGGTCACCGATGGTATCAAGGAATTCAATGGTGGAATCGGTATGGAACTTCATGTAAATGTCTCTAAGAATAAGAGAAAACTTTATGTCCTTGATATCTTCCTTGCACCCGATGCATGATAACGAAGTGCTCAATCAAATTAATTTTGAGCAATACGCAAAACTAAAATACAACAATCCATCTTGTGTTTCAAAGGATGAATTTTTTGACGATTTGAGAAGAATCAAATATATCAAACGATTGTTTGGAAAGTTTGAGTTTGAAAAAGAACTGAAGATAACTTTAATAAGAAACCATCTTATTATTTTAGGAAATGTCTTTGGAAAAGAGCCATCAGCAAAGATGCTCTTTTTTAAATTGGATAAAAAGTATCATTCATTCCTTAAAAGCTTTTTAGTTGATCTTGAGCTATTACCAAAATCGATTTCTGAAGTAAACATTTCGGCAATACCAACAGATCCTAGAATAGACAGGTTGCTAAAAACAAATGAGTAATTACATATCTGCAAGTTCTTATGTTCGTCCATTTACAATGTACAAATTCGTACAAATGATCAATTCTGATTATACTTCACTTGATCTTTACCGAAGAGGCATAATCGATAATAATGGAAATTTTCTCATTCCCCCAGAAACAGCAATTGACGAAAAGAACGCAGATCCGCTTGAAGTTATAATAGCAAAAGTTAAATTTTACTTTGACATGGTTCCTGATCCCAGATTTCAGGCACAATATGGCAATTTTTTATCTCTTTTGAATTTATTTCTTGCAGAATCAAAAAATTATAATCTAACGACTGAAGATGCTGTAAATCTTCTTGAAGAAACATTCATGAAGAAAAACATATCCATCAAAAAAATCTTGCAGGAAGAAGGCGAAGGTGGAGTTCCTGCAAATTCGGTTAGTGGAGGAGGCATTCAGGGTCTTGGATATCCTCCAGAAACAGATGAAATAGCTGTTCCTGCTAGAAACAAACTAACCATGCTTCGGAGAAAAAAGCGTAAAAAAATATAAATAAGAGTATGGACTATAAATCACATCGCTCTTTAATCGAATCGGCTATAAAAGCAAAAAGAAATTCTTTACTCAATGAACAGGATGCTACTCCTGCGGCCAATACAGTAAAACCAAATCCCCTACTAGATCCAAGAGCTGCCAGAGAAACACGCGAAACAGTTGCAAGAACACAGCAATTAGCTCAAGATCTACTCAGGGCGCAAGAACAAGTTGATTTTGAGAGAGATCTTGACAAATTGGGGCAAAATCCAGCTAGACTAAATGTGGTTTATAAAACTGGATTAGGTCAACCGATAACTCCCGAAGACTTTTCAAGATTGTCGGATGAAGATAAAAAATCATTATCAGGTTCAATCAATATTGAAGGTGTTAAAACACCTTTACCAATGGATTATAAATCTCCATTCCAAATTCCTTCTTGGACAAGAGCAGAAAGTGCAATTATTGACAACTTAAAAGCTGAAGCTGCCGCAGCAGAAGAAATAGACCCCGATTATAAAGGAGAATGGACTGCAGCACAAATGGCTACTATAGCCCCGTTCATAATGGCAGATCAAGTAAAGGGAAAAGGCGACATTCCAAAAGAACTAGAAATAGGAAAAGCTATGACCGGTCGTATGTCAAGTACAAATCCAAATAAAGATCCTGCACTAAAAGCATTACAAACAAATCCTGAATTTTTAGATACGGATACATATAAAGCGGTATTAAGAAAACTTACTGTGGTTAATCCAGATGCCATGGATCCTGATTTTTTTAGACGAGCTTATGCCGCGATTGATGCTTCGGGTGTAGCTCAATCATCTAAAGATAGAGCAAAAGCTGTCGCTGAAAGAATGGAAAAACGTCATTCAGCGGCAAGAGAAATGATTGTAGATGAGTTGTATGATCAATTCAAACCTACTGGTGCTGATTCGCTTGAAGCCGCTAGAAAAAAAGATCTTGGTGATCTGTTTGATAAAGTATTTGGTGATATAACATCAACTGCCAGAAATTATAGAGATATTTCGTTAGGCTCACCCATGGGCGGATCTCGTCCATATAGTCCATCTCCACAAGGGAGAGCGGCATTAACAACGGATCCATATGATCTAGTAAAAGAATATATTTCTAGTAAGAATTATGAATTAGACACACTCGGTGGGATAGCTGGTTATAGGAGATATGATACCACTGATAAACTAATGTTAGACTTAACATCATGGAAAGCCGATCAAGCAGATTTGGATAAATTTATTGAATCTGGTGAACATTCCAATTTCTTTATGCAAGATGTACCAGATGCACAAGGCAAAATAAAAAGAGTTCCGGTTGTAAGAGAAGATCTAACGACAAGACAAGGAATAAGACAATTACAACAATTAATGTCTGGGTTTGATCCAGTAACAGATAAGCCAATGAGAGGATTTATAGAGCGTCCGGATGGAACAAAAATACAATTAACAGATCTTCTAGATCCAACAAGAACACCAGATTCAAGACTTAGTACACCAATATCAGCTTTGGGAGTGGATGACAAAGAATTTTTAAAGGAATTTGGTAGTGTACAAGATTTTCAAAATAGACTTAGCTTTGCTCCAAGTGTAGATCAAAAAACGAAGAATTTAGTTACTGACCAAATATTAAGAAGATTAAGTTCTAGTCAAATGACTCCAGAACAAGCAGCAGAAAGATTAGCAGCAGAAAAAAGCGATGCGGCTCGGAAGGGAGTCAAAAAAGGGGTACAGGCTTTGAAACAATTTAGTTATCCTATTGCCGTTGGTTACGGTGCTAAACTTGCAACCGATATTGCTTCTAGTTGGTTATCACAAGAATGGCAAAAGAGAATAAAGGATCAAGGAATACCTCAAGCTGTAGGATATGGTGCTGCTGGAGTTGCATCAGAATGGATGGATCGTTCTAGAGATCTACCTAAAGATTGGAAATCGTTAACATTGCGTGGATTTATACCGTCCGCAGCTGGTGGTTATTTAATGGATAAATTTGCAAAATGGACTGAAACTGAAGATGCTTGGGAGCCTAGTCTTGTTGGATTAGCTGCAACTGGTGGTTCTCCGTATATTGCAAAGGGAGTAAAAGGAGCTGCATCTTGGTTACCAAACGCAATAAAAGCTACACGATTTGTACAAGGAGCTGGTGCTTTTGCTAGCAGAATTCCAATACTAAAAGTACCGGGTGTAGTAGCAGCAGCAACAGGATTTGGAGCAGAAGCTGCCGTGCGCGCAGGAATGGCTGCTTTTGGTGAAACAACTGTGGATAAAAGTGTTAGAGAATTAATGTTATCTCCTGAATTCAAAGGATTTGAAAATTCTGCAGATGAAACGTTGATGAATACTCCAAGACAATATGGAAACAGAACATTAACTCCCAGACAAAAACTTACAACAACTGTTGATTTGTTTAGAGAAAAATTAAGAGAGGGATCAATAGATTTCAAACCATTCAAAGAGCGAGATCCAACTCGTTATAGTGATTTGCCTGATGTTTTAGAATCACAACAGGATAAAGCGAAAGCCTATAAAATATTCATAGAAAGTGAATTACAAAAGATGCGCGAAGAAATACAAAAGATGCGCGAAGAAAGAGATTCTACTAAACCGCGCCCTCGCTCTAGTGGAGGTGGAGCGGGTGGGCCATCAGCAGCGCAATAGTTATTCGTTCATGCTTTTATAAAGATGTTTGCAGATATAATACGAATCGACCACATCACTCACAGGATTGGTCGATTCGTCTTTTCCGGGTGTAATTATTGATTTGATATCAACTGCAGTTTCCATTAAAAAAAACTTGTACATATTGTTCTTGTCCGAGTTGCCTTTTCCAGTAGCGTACTTTTTCACTACAGTAGGCTGAACAACATCAATAGGAATCGCTTTTTGATATAACTTATATTTCAGTATTCCCGTGTTTTCTGCAATATGAAATACTCTTCCTTTTGCATTGTAAGCATAATCTTCTATGGCAACCATATCGCAGCCTATGAGCAAGTCCACAGCCCAATCTGAAATGCTATCGTATCTTTGACAGCTGCTGTCATATTTTGGAAATAGTTCTCCCCGAATATTATTATAAAAAACATCAGCATATTTCTTTATATCAGTAAGAAAAAAGAACATGCAATCTTCAAATTTAAATATCTTCTTCTTTTGAAAATCGTTATAGATGCAGATGCAAGGAGATGTTAAAGAATAATCGATTCCTGCTACAATCATATAATATTTAGATAAAAAAACAGCCCTATTGTTGTCAATAGGGCTGCTAAAATACTAAAATATATTTACTTAGTCAGATCAACAATCTCACAGGCTCCTGCGGTGCAACTAAAAGTCTGGGTTCCAGTAGTGTTATCTTCCTTCTCGTAGTTGGATAGTTCTGACCAATCAACATCAGTAGGAAGTTTAGCCAGTAGTGCTTCATACTGATCCTTGGTGCAGTCTTCGTATGGAGCCTGACGGTAGGTGTGATCTGAGTGTGGAAGGAATGAAATACCGCTGATCTCATCAAAGTGAGCATAGACCCATGCTCCCACTTCCATCCATTCTTCATCCCGAACAGTTACAGTGATGCTTGGCTTATGTTCGCACCAGTATTGCTGGTAGGTCAACCAAAGCTCCAGTTGTTCGATTGCGGTCATGTCGTTACGAGTTACGCAATGGTCTGGGGACTTCATGGGGAATGAGAAAACCATTGTGTGGTTGGGCTTCATTACGCATGGCTCGGCAACGAATCCCTTGTCGATCATGAACTGACAGATTGGGTCCTTACGGTCTGCACGAACACGACGAATGTAATAGTTGGCATGACGAGCATGAATACCCGAAGCAGCATCAACCAACTGACTGACCGTTCCGCTTGGCTTTACGCAAGTGATGGCAGCAGATTCATTGATCTTTAACTTATGTGCATATTCCTTATTGGTTTCAATTGCAACATGACGAAGATGATCAAGAACATCCGCAAGATCTACACCACCAGCACGACCGTTGGTGATTTCATTATCCATGATACCAGTCAAAGATACACCAAGTAGACGCTCTTCTTCACAATTCTTCTTCCAGTCGCTTGAGAGATAACGGAAGTTGGTAAGAGTAGACTGGAATGTACCCAGGATGGTCGCAAGACGAACCTTACGAGCAAGTGTATCTGGAGTATCGTCTGCACGAATAACGACTTCAGATAGGTTGCAGAACTCACGGTCGCGTAGAATGATCTCTGAGCAAGGATTGGTTCCGAAGTCGTGGTTTGGATCACGACGATCTCCAAGACGCTTGATCTGATTCTTTGCAGCCTTACGGTTGAAGATACCACGCTCTCCGCTCTTGCTCTTGTAGAGTGAAACCCATTCGTCCATGAAGGTAGCCATGTCTGGCTTTTCCTTGTAGCAGGCTGAGTTGTTTGCTAGTGCGCGTTGAGCGTTGTTCTCCCACCATGCACCACTCTTTGCCAAACGCATACGATCATCGTCAAGGGACGAGAGTGAGATAAGAGCAGAGCGACGAACTCCACCAACAACTACGATCTCAGCAATTTTGCATACGATATCGTGGCATTCGACCGTAGTGAGCTTTCTACCAGCCGCCTTGCGGAAGGTTTCAATGGTAAATCTGAAAAGGTCTTCCAAAGGTTCAGGTCCCGATGCTCGTCCACCAAAGGTTTTAAGTCTCGCTCCAGCAGGACGAATTTTTGAAACGTCCCATTGCGGAATCTGACCACCAATGAGTAGTGAGAATAGCTCTCGGTAGGCTTTAGCCCAACCAATCTTAGAATCTTCGACCACGATAATAGTATCGCTATTTGTAAATTCTTCAGCAATAGTAGGAAGCTTTTCAACGAATTCCCTTTCGACAGAAAAACCGACACCTGTTCCGCACATTAAGATATATACAATTTCGTCAAATGAGCGAACCTTGCTCGTTGAAACATAGGAGCAGTTATACCCTGCTACATGGTCGCGTTCTAGTGCCTCGCCTGCGGTCATGAGGCAACGCATGGATGGCATGACTTCCAAATCCAATACCGCTGTTTCAAGTTCCTTGCGAAGATCCTTTGAAAGCTTGTAGTTGCAATTGTTCTTCAGATGTTCCTCAAAGAAATCAAAATAGCGTTTTACAGTCTCTTCCCACGATTCACGACGCTTTTCGTCTTCGATCCAACGAGCGTAGCGAGAGGAATGAATAAAACTTTGGTACGGGGTGGGTAGTGACATTAACATATTTCCTTTTTTTGTTGGGGCATTCTAGCCGTGTTGGATATTTAGTCAAGGATTACTTCGTCAGTTCCTGCCAAGAGGCAGGAAAACAGGGCTGAATTAGATGCCCAATAGCCGAAGCGTATTCCCGGACTTCCCATTGTGCGTGGGGATCGATTCGTTGCTTGTAAACCCGCGCGTAAGCGGCCAGAGAACCCGTCCAGTACCATTCGGTATATGTACCCTGGGGTAGGGCGAAACGGGCCTGTTCCGGGGCTACGCCAGCCTCTAGGAGCCAGTTGTAGGTCTTTAGGGCATCGCTAGCCACCCCAAAGTACATGGCCTCAGCAGCCGCTACAGTGTCTTCGCTGGTAATGAAGTCTTCTGACCCCTGCTTTGCCCCATTTGCGGGCTTAGAACGCCACTTTGGAATGTAAATTTCGGGTTCTTCGGTTACATAGCGACGAGAAATTTCATTCTCGACAAACCCTACCTTGTGCTTAAAAAGCTGGGTTCGAATCGAAATTGGGGCCTTGATATGAAGCATGATCTGGGGATGGGCAAAGGGGGTCCAGTGCTTATGCTGGGCAAGGTACTTAATTAGTTTCTTATCCTTTTCCGAAAGAATATTGGCAGGAACATGGCTATCTGGATGTTCCCATTCGCTTTCCTTGTGAAAGGAAACTCTGGCCGAATTAACAACCGTTAGATCGCTTCCCATACACTCAATCATGCGAACAAAACCCTTGTCTAGAACATTTACTTTTTCCATTGCATATACCTCAACTTTGCCTCTAATCCTGAATAGGTGTTCTTGCTGATCATATCCATCGGATCACCAAACGCAAGAACATAGTCGTTAATATCCTTGACCTTAACATCAGGCCAAATAAGAATCTTATGACCCTTCTCCATAACCGTTTCCATGAAGTTGCAAATCTGCTTGTTGCGCTTTTCATTATCGAAAACATAAACCACCTCGCTGTTTGCAATCTTCTCTGGAAGTTTCATATCCCCAGCAGCACCAACCATCGCAACTGCGTTGGGTAGGAAGATGCTATCGATTGGGCCTTCTGTAATATAGATTGTTTCTTGTGGATTTACTCTCCATAATCCATACCATAGTTTCTCCACCGAATCTTTCTTGAGAGTAATATAGCGGACTTTGGAATTTGCTTCCAACGAACGACCTTGGACTCCAATGAGTTCTTTTGATTCATTGTAGAAAGGAATGACCAATCTTGGCTCTGGCTTAAGATTGTGCTCGGGATCAAAGTATCTTGCAAGTTCTGAAAAATCCTCGGTGTAATGAAAATAGCAGAGCGATTCATCGGGAACTTTACGACTTTCCAGATATTTAACGACCGTATGGTCAGAAGACAGATCACAAACATTCGTGCAACCAAGTGGTTTCTCGAAAACAGTAACTTTTTTAGTTTGAGTAAAAACATCTTCTATCTTTGGTTTCTTATAATTTGATCTTCCATTTTCCCCATTAGCAAAGCGTTTAAACGCATACTCCTTGGCGACAGTTGGATTTAGGCTTTCTAGGAAATTGTATAGATTAGTCCCATAACCGCAATTATGGCAACGATAGAAAAAATCATTTCCCTTTTGATAAAAGTATCCTCTGGCAATGTTCTTTCTTTTCTTTGAGTCGCCACAAAATGGACAACGACAATTTGCCAGATTATCTTTCTTCCACTTGAATCGTTTTAGGTGGTTGGAAATCAGGTTGATGAACATCTTATCGATATATGAACTCATTCGATCTTCCAATCACTGAAGTCACGGGCAATCTTCTTCCCATCAAATCCAGCCCCATATCCATGAGGATTATTCTGGTTTGAGTCTGAAAGATTCTGTTGTTCTTCTCGCTTTACATCAAATAGTTTCATCTTTGCCCGATCAATGCCCAATACAAACTTCTTGTTTACAGTGGCACTATTATAGCGATTCTTGAGTTGCTTTACCATAATCTGGTCAAGAGAATCCAGTTCTTCTGTTGCAATAAGAGCGACAAAGAAATCTGCTGTAGCAGGAAGACCAAACGACTCGGATGTGTCCTCAAGACCAAAATCGCTATTAGCAAAACCAGATCGATTGACCTGTGTTGCTGAGAAGATCGGTACATTGTACTCTACCGCAAGACCGCGAATCTCTTCTGCAATGGCTTTGATGTAATAATAACTTCCTACATTGGCAGATGCTTTCAGTCTTGCAGATGCACAAATGTTGAGATAATCGATAAAGATTACATCGGGAATAAATCGCTTTTTGATCTTCAGTTCATCCAATAGATGCTTAAAGTTGGTAACAGAAGCAGATGCAGTTGGATATTCTTTCACAATAAGTTTTGACTTGATCGTTGATCGCAGATCGTTGATCTTCTTATCGTAAATTGGCTTTGAAAGCGTCTTAAGATTATCGATTGTGATGTCCAGTAAATTAGCATCAATTCGTTCAGCGATTCTTTCTTCTGCCATTTCGCAAGTGATGTATAGAACATTCAGGTTCTGGCTCAGGCAGTTTGCAGCGTGATGGCAAAGGAATAGAGACTTACCTACACCAGTACCAGCCATAACGATATTCAATGTCTTTGAAGGAACTCCACCGCCAGTAATGGCATTGAAGAACTCTAGATCAAACGGAATACGCTTCTCTTCCTGATGATAAAAAGCAAACCGTCTTTCAGCATCATCAATATAATCGTGACCGATGTGATTATCGAAAGATACTGACAATGCATTCGAAAGGATGGTCGGAATTGCGTTCTTGGTATATGTCTTGGATTTTCCTTCAATGATATGAATCGAATCCATGATCGCGTTATAAACAGCCTTATCTTTTACATGGTTTTCTGTTTGCTCAATCAGCCATACAAGTTCACTTGATTCTGAGTTTGAAAAAACTTCATCAAGACAATCATTAGCCTCTTTGTACTGATCCTCAGATACAATGTCCATGCTATTCAGAGAAATAATCATAGCCTCCTTTGAAGGGAGGCTATTGTACTTTGAAATAAAGTTACTGATTAGTTCAAATACAGTCTTGGTAGTATTGTTACTAAAGTATTCTTGCTTTAGAAATGGATGTACCTTTCTGGCGTAGGCTTCATTCGTCGCCAGATTCTTCAGTATGATCTTCTCCATCGACATCAAGATTCTCCTTGCCTATTCTAGCTTCTTCGTCAGTTAGTAATTCCACTATGACATCACCTACAATGACATCAAATTCACTCTTTGGTATGTCGGAAATATCGCCCTCGACTATATCATAGGTAAAGTCTAAAAGCAAGTTGTCATTTTCTTCTTTGATATGAATCTTACCAATGGTGAAAACATATCCCTGGTATTTTCCTTCAGTAATTTCCAAAGGAATCGATTCTGCATTCAAATCTTCTCTAAGTTTATACTTCTTCATCTGTATGATCTTTTATAATTTCTTTTGCTTGATTAATGTCCATTGGATCTATGAAACAAGGAGTTCCTTCTCCATGCCACCCACCAATAATATTAAAATTAAAATATTCGTGAGCTTCATCATAACTCATACCCTCAGACATTAAATTTTTTGTTATGATGGAGATATCATAAGTTGCTATTGGAGCTGTATGACCAAATCTCCACATCAAACCAATAAAAGCATTGTCGTGACCATCGCAAAATAAAACATCAGCCATATTTACCTCAAATAGTGTTAAATTCAAGCTTTGGATTTTGGAGCTTGTGTATCCAATAGTCGGCCATTTCTTCCATCATCTCTTCGAATGAAATAGTAGGTTCCCACCCCATTTCTTCTGTAGCCTTACTAGCATCGCCACGAAGATAATGCAATTCTTCTGGTCGCTCATACTTCTTATCAGTCTTGACATACTTGCGATAATCCATGCCAAGATGTTCGAATACAAATTCAACCATGTCTTCTACTGAATATGCATATCCAGTAGCAAGAACATAATCGTCTGCCTTTGGCATCTGAAGCATGTTCCACATTCCGCGTACATAATCCCTAGCATGGCCCCAGTCTCTCTTTGCTCGTAGATTTCCTAGAACAAGTTCATTTGCCATACCCAACTTAATCTTTGCTGCCTGGAGAGCAACCTTGTTAGTTACGAAGTTGATGCCTCTACGAGGAGATTCGTGGTTGAACAGAATCCCTGAACAAATAAACATACCATATGCATTTCTATAGTTGTGGCAAAGATTATGTGCATAAAGCTTTGCACAGCCATACGGACTCACAGGACTCATGTGAGTAGTTTCTCTCTGGTATCCATCAGAGTCACAAGAGTTTCCGAACATTTCAGAAGTGGCTGCATGGTAAACCTTAGTCTTTGGCGAGAATCTACGAACTGCTTCAAGTACCGCCAGAGTACCACCACCATTCACATCAAGGGTATACTTTGGAAGATCGAATGAAATCTGAACATGAGATTGTGCTGCTATATGATATAGTTCATCTGGCTGAAGCTTCTGTACATTTGTTTCAATGCTGATTGGATCGGTAAGATCTGCGTAGTGAAGCTGAATCTTTCCTTGCTCCCAAATATCATTGATACGAGTTGTCTGAGATTCTGGAACAGAATTTCTACGAACTGTTCCATGAACTTCATATCCCTTCTCAACAAGCATCTCTGCAAGATAGGAAGCGTCCTGGCCATTGGCCCCGATAATAAGTGCTTTCTTAACCATACTTGAATTCCTCCTGTACCTTTTCATCAATTTGCTTTAGAATATCAGCGGTGAAGTACTTCTCAGGTTCTTCGTTGATATGCTTTTCGAACACTTTAGTACCATCAGGAAGTTCAATCTTAGTAGAGTTCTTCTTGAAGATACCACAATCCAAGGCAAGGTCAACAAGACCGTAGTAACGATTCAAACCGCTATCGAAGTTCAGTTGAACCTGAACGATCTTGTTTTCCTTGGTTAGTCGGCTCT